CAATGGACCATTTCAAAGTATGCGAATATGGTTGAGTTAAGAAACTCTTTACTGGCAACTGCAAGGGAAGTTAGTCCTGATTTTTATTTCAGTTTAGATTCTGATATCCTGTTGCAAAACCCAAATACTATTGAGTTGCTAATCAGCCATGTTAAAGACGGCGCTGATGCAGTCAATCCATTGATGTTTATGACTCCTGTTGGTACGGATTTTCCAAGTGTTATGACCTGGAAAGATCAGGATCCTCAAAAGGCAACCAGGAAAGATAACTATCCCATAGGATCATTTTTCCAATCGGACGTTATCATGGCTGCTAAAATGATGTCCAAGGATGTTTATGAGAATGTGGATTACACTATTCACGTTCAGGGGGAAGATTTAGGCTGGTGTCAGAACGCTAAGTCCATGGGATATAAACTATTCTGTGCGTCTTACATATATGCACCACATATAATGTCACCATTAATGTATCAGGAGTATCTGAAGTCTGGTGATACTAGGAAAGAAATATATCAATTAGTATAAATTCATATAAATTTGTTCAATGTTATCAAAAGCAATTTACTATACTAACTGACTTAGTTGAATAAAGGAAAAAATACATGTCATTCGATTTCGTGGAAAACTTTACAGTAGAATTACCAGATTTTTCTGCCTTAGAAGCAGACTTTTCCGAAAGCTTCAACTCAAAGCAGGGCTTAATAATAGAAGTTGCGGCTATACATGAGGGCTTAACCGCTAATTACAATAATTATTCAGCAGTCGAGCTTGAAAAAGCACTAGAGTCCTGGGTTGAGCCGTATCCAAAGCCAATAATACTGAATCATGATCTTTCAACGGAGCCAATCGGAAGGGTCATTGCCGCGAGAATGGACAAAGAATCAGATGGTTCTTCATTTGTTAGATTGCAAGTTGCAATAACTGATCCAGTGGCAGCTCAGAAAGTTCTTGACAAGAGGTATCTAACAGGATCTGTTGGTGGCAGAGCTTCAAAAGCAGTCTGCAGTATCAGCGGAGAGGATCTTGCACAAGAAACCGAGTCAGGTAGACCACGTATGCCAAAGTTCCGTAGAGGAAAAGTCTACAAGGGTAAGTTGGCATATATAGATATGCAAGATATATCTTTTAAAGAATATTCTTTCGTTAATCAACCAGCAGATCAAAAGTCTGGTGTAAGATCAACGACACTTAACGATGGCAAGGCAACTGTTGCAGCTTCAGATGATTGGGTTGCAAAGAGCTCAGCTTTCGTTCTTCATATGGATGAAGAGGATATAGTTTCTCTTGAAGAAAACGAGTCTATATTTAAAAATATGAAAAAGAAAGATAGTAAAACAACTTATTTACGTACAAAAGGAGCTTTCTTATCGGCTATAGCCATACATGAAAGCGAAAGTGAACTTAATAATAGTGAAACATTACTATCTAATGAAGATCTTGAAGTAGAAAAATCTGAGGAGATTTCAACAATGAATGATATTACCAAAGATGACGATATCCTAGCTGTAGCCACTGGTTTAAGTGAAGATTTGTCTAACATAGCTTCATCACAAGTTTCTGAGGAAGTCAGTGAGGAAGTTTCAGCAGAAGAGAATCAGCAGCCAGAGGAGCAAGACGAGTCAGTCGAAGCCACTGAAGAGGCTGAGGAAACTATCGAGGCATCAGACGCTTCTGAAGAAGCAGCTGAAGATGTAGCTGAAGAGGCTGCAGCCGAAGAAATCTCTACTGACGATTCAGAGCAGGCGGATGTACAGGAAGAAACTGTAGATTCCGAAGAAGCTGAAAAGCCAGAAGAGTCATCTGACGAAGTTTCAGATGAGGTTCAAGAAGAGTCCCAAGAAGAAAGTCTCACCGCAGAAGAAAGCAGCGATGAGCAGGCTTCAGAAGACCAATCAGGTGTAATAGCCCTTCTTGAAGAAAAGGTTCAAAGCCTGCAAGCTGAGAACGCAAAACTCAAGGGTGCTCTACATATGACTCTTGTTGAGAGAGTTGTTGATACTAAAATAGCTCTCGGCTTGGCAGAAGGTGAGCAAAGAGAGGATCTGATCAGCGAGCATGCCTCAAGAACAGCTTCATCTCTAGCAGATAGCCTTAGAGATATGGCAGTAATGCCAGCCAAGGTAGGTAAGAGAACCGCTTTAGATTCAATTGAGTTTGAAGTGGAAACTGCTCAGGTCACTGAAGATGTTAATGTAGCTTCTATTGATCTTGAAGTAGAGGAAGAGGCTTCTGATCCAGAGGTTTCTTTTGAGCAGGTATTGGTAGATACCCTAATGGGTAGACGTAAACTCTGATACAACTTAAGGAGATAAAATGAGTTTAGCAAAATTCCGTAAGGTACATAGCAAGACCGGATCAGGTCGCTTCGTAGTTTCTGAGGGTATTGCCCCCAGCGCCTACTTGCTCCCAGACCAAGGTCTTCCAACATGGTACTATGACAGTGAGGATGATCGCTTTGAGATCGTTATCACTAAGGGTACCATCCTTTCAGTCGTTGCCGATTCAAATGGCGATGCAAGAGTTGTTCCAGCAAACGGTACAGCAAGTGCCACAAACTGGGGCGATACAATAAGTGGCTGGGATCCATTAGATGGTGCAACACCCAGCTACTCAAGTGGTGCTACCGATACAGTAACTGTTCCTGCACGTTCAGTTCCAATCGGTTGCGCTCAGTATGATCTCTACAGACCCTTTGACAAGGGTACTTCACAGGGTGCTGGTTTCATCACCCATGGATACGTAGAGTACCCGATGGTTGAGGGTCTTAATGACACAGTTGCCATTGGTGATGCTATCCGTGCGGACCACATGGGCCGTCCGGTCAAGCTAACCGCTGCAGAGCAGTACAACAGCAATGCTGTTTACTCACACTTGCAGGTTGGCAAGGTTATTGAGGTTGAAAAGTTTGCTACAAACTTTGACGATGGCCTTCTCAGCTATATGCAACTTCCATCTGATCCAGGTGCACTAAAGACTGTTTACGAGCTTACTCGTGACGGTGATTATAAGGGCAAGCTCGGTATCCGAGCAAATCTGGATGTAAACAACGTTATTGGCGCATTCCGTGTCAATTTAACACTCTGAGAAAATATAACACAGGAGGAATAATCCTAAGATGAGTAAGACAATCCAAGAGCTCCTCTCGGGTCTCCCAGCTTGGGAGGCTGCGCTGACTGAGGACGGGCACATCGATGAAGACAATCGAGTAACAATTAAGGAAGCATTTGCATCACCAGATGCAGCTGCACTTTTCCCTAAGGTTCTCTCTCGCACACTGAGGGAAGCAGCAGAGCCACAACTTCTTGTGACTCCACTTCTTTCCACAGTTCGCCTTGGCAAGGGGCGTTCATTGGAGTTCCCAGCAGTCAACGCAATCCAAGCTGCAGAAATCCCTGAGGGTCAAGAGTACCCAGAACAAGCACTCGCCTTCGCAAAGCAGGTAGAGGGCAAGGTTTCAAAGAAAGGTGTAAAGCTTGCTTTCACCGAAGAAGTCGTAGCCGACTCACTTTGGGACATTGTTGGTCTACATGTTCGCGCCGCAGGTCGTGCTATGGCTCGCTTAAAAGAGCAAATTGCTCTGAGCCGTTTCAAGGATGCAGCCACCATTGTTTTTGACAATGATGACTCAAACTACGATGATACAACAGGTCTCGATATCAATGGTGTTGCTAACAATACCGTTACTTGGGACGATATTATCGACATGGCTGCTGTTCTCATGGCTGAGAACCATGTACCAACAGACTTCATTCTTCACCCGCTTATGTGGTCAGTGTTCTTGAAGGACGCTATTTTCCACGCAGGTGGTGCTGCTTCTGGTGTCAACACCAGTTGGGGTTACCGTCCTCAGTCAGCTGAGGGCGCTGCTAACACAACAGCTCCAATGGGCTTGAATGTTCTAGTCTCACCATTCGTCAGCTTCACTGCTAAGACAAGTTCCGCAGCAGCTAAGTCTGACTTGTTCCTCATTGACCGCAATGAGGTTGGTACAATGCTAGTTAAGGATGACATGAGCACGGATCAATTTGATGATCCAACACGTGACATTCGCTCACTCAAGATGAAAGAGCGCTATGACATCGTGATGATGGGTGACGGTGAGGGTGTTACCGTTGCTAAGAATGTCAGCCTCAGCCGCAACTACGAGGTTCAGGTCACCAACGAGGCCACCTGATAAAAACCTTAGGGTTGTTATAGTTACGAAATACCCTATGGCTAGGGGGTGGTGGAGAAATCTGCCACCCCCTAGTTTCATATTAGGTTATATTTGTTACTATATATACAGTTCTGTGATGTGAGGTATTTACGTGGCTTTAAATCTAATTGACAATTGTACTATTAGCGCAAATAGTGTCGTGATTAAATTCGGTAGAACAATACCGATAAGCTCTTTGCTCGATGAGAATTTTGAATTATACATAGACTCTGG